AAGCATTTTGTAGGAGATGCTTTATCAGCTCGTGGTATTACAGTTTCAGGAGCTCAAGGTATTTTATCAGTTGAAAAATTAATTAAAGCTGATGATTGGGATACTATTAATGGAGATTTAATTAACTGGAAATAAGTTTGGTTTTTTATAAAAAATATGTTATATTAATAGTATGAATGATAAAAATAAATTTCAACCAAGTAAAAAACTAACTAAAGCAGATGGTACTGTTGCCTATGTTTGGGAAGGTAAATTACATAATTGGGAAGGACCAGCATTAATTCCTGAAGGTGATAATCGTAAACGTGAATATCATATTCATGGGATTAAATACACTGAAGATGGATGGAAAGAAGCTCGTCGTAATCGTGAAGGTTTACCTTGGTATAAGACAGCAATGGGTCAAGCAGGTCAAAATAGAAACTAATATGAAAATAGGATTGTGTGGTACAATGAGTGTAGGTAAAACTACATTAGTAAATGCTTTAATGTCTTTACCTGAATTTAAAGGGTATAATTTTGCTACTGAACGTTCTAAATACTTACGTGATTTAGGTATTCCCTTAAATACTGATTCAACATTAAAAGGTCAATTTATATTTTTAGCTGAACGTTGTGCTGAACTAATGAATGAAAATATTATTACAGATAGAACTATAATTGATGTAATGGCGTTTACTAAAGCAGCTAAATCAATTGAATATTATGATGCTGAAGCATTTTGTGATGCTGCTTATAAATTAGTTGGAGAATATGATTATATATTTTATGTTTCTCCTGAAGGTGTTGAAATGGAAGATAATGGAGTTCGTGAAACAGATTTACAATATAGAGAAACTATTGATAATATAATTAAATTGTTATTATATAGAAGCAATCATAAAATTAAAAATCTACATACACTTTCCGGCACTACAGAAGAACGTATTACACAGATGAAAGAAGCGCTTTCTTTGTAATATTTATAGTCATGAAATCATCCGAGTTAAAAAAAGAAATTAAAGATAACATATACGAAATTTTATCAGAAGTTGATATTGATAAAACTGCTGGGGCGGTAGTAATGAAAAAAGGATCTAACCCAATGGATATTAAAAAATTAACAGCTCAAGGGATTGATGTAGAATTAAGAGAAGAAGATGAAGATAGAGAACCTACTAAAGCAGAATTAGAAAAGGAAAAAGTAAAAACTGTTTCTAAATTTAAAGTTAGTAATGATGATTTCCAAGACTTTAAAACTAAATTATCTACATTAGTTAAGAAAATTAAGGCTATGGAAAAAGGAGTTGAAAAAGATAAAAAAATGGCAGCCTTAAAACAATTTATTAAAAAACCAGAATTAGTAAAAGCGTTTAAAGAAAGAGACGTTAAAATTGATACTGGTGATTTAGTTGGATAATATGAAAAAATTTATTTTGCAATTAGTTATAGTGTGTTTAGTAGGTGTAGTAATCTATGGATTATTCATTTATAAACAAGGTTATTCATCTGATAAAGATAAACAATACCAAAAAACAATTGATTCTCTTCAATTAGAAATTGGTAAAAAAGACACTATAATTTCTACTTTAGATTCTACTAGAAAAGTTTTAGACTCTTTGATTGCCATAGATAAAGCTAAATTAGCAGATATTGCTGAAAAAGCAAAACAATATAAAAAACAATATGAACAAGAACATAATCGCATTAATAATATGTCTGATGATGATATCATCAGTGAGTTCACAGCATCGTTTAAGTGATTCAACTGTAATAGTTCCTATTAAATCCTTAAAAAATGCTTTATTGGTTAAAACCGATAGAGATAATCTTAAAAAAGAATTAATAATAGCTCGTGATTCTATTTCAGCTATGGAGAAAGTTATCCTTAGACAAGATACAGCTTTGTTTGTGTGTGACTCTACTCGTGTTATTTTAGACAATAAAGTAAAAGATTTAAAAGGTATTATTGTCTCTAAAGATGGAATAATTAACGAAAGAGATAAAAAAATAATAGATTTAAAAAGTAAAATAAAGGGAGCTGTAGCTGCTTTTGTACTTAGTACTATAAGTTTAGTCTTATCTTTAGCATTATAATTTATGAGTCAAGATTTAAGACAAATAATAAGAGAAGAATACATTAAGTGTGCGGGTGATCCCGCTCACTTTATGAGAAAATATTGTAACATTCAGCATCCTCAACGTGGACGAGTAATATTTAATTTATATCCTTTCCAAGATAAAGTATTAAATCTTTGGAAAGACCACCCATACTCAATTGTACTAAAATCTCGTCAGTTAGGTATTTCAACATTAGCCGCAGGTTATTCTTTATGGTTAATGTTATTCCATAAAGATAAAAACGTGTTATGTATCGCTACTAAACAAGATACAGCTAAAAACATGGTTACTAAGGTTAAGTTTATGTATGATAACTTACCTTCATGGCTTAAAATACCAGCAGATGAACACAACAAATTAACATTAAGATTAAATAATGGATCTCAAATCAAAGCAACTTCAGCATCAAGTGATGCAGGTCGATCAGAAGCAGTATCTTTGCTAGTAGTCGATGAGGCAGCTTTTATTGAAAACATTGGTGAGATTTGGGCTTCAGCTCAACAAACATTAGCAACGGGTGGTGGAGCAATTGTATTATCTACTCCTTATGGTACTGGTAACTGGTTTCATAAAACATGGGTATCAGCAGAATCAGCAGATAATGACTTTTTACCTATTAAATTACCTTGGTTTGTCCATCCTGAACGAGATGAAAATTGGAGAAAACGTCAAGATGAATTATTAGGTGATCCTAGATTAGCAGCTCAAGAGTGTGATTGTGATTTTAGTACATCTGGAGATGTAGTTTTTTATTCTGAATGGCTTGACTTTATAAAAGAAACAACGATTCAAGATCCTTTAGAACGTAGAGGAGCAGATCAAAATTTATGGGTTTGGGAACCAGCTGATTATCAAAGAGAATATATGATATTAGCTGACGTGGCTAGAGGTGATGGTAAAGACTCATCAGCAGCTCATGTTATTGATATTAGAACTAATACACAAGTAGCTGAATATAAAGGACAATTACCACCAAAAGAATTTGGATATTTCCTAGTAGGTTTAGGTTCAGAATATAATAATGCTTTACTAGTAGTAGAAAATGCCTCTGTAGGTTGGGCTACATTAGACGCTATTATTGAAAGAGGATATAGAAATTTATATCATTCTCCAAAATCAGATCATTTAACAGCTGAATCTTATTTAAAGATATATGAAGGTGATTCAAATATGACACCTGGTTTTACAATGTCTTTAAGAACAAGACCTTTAGTAGTAAATAAATTTAGAGAGTATGTAGGTGATAGAAGTGTTACAATTCGTTCTAAACGTTTATTAGAAGAAATGAAAGTATTCATTTGGAGGAATGGTAGACCCGAAGCTCAAAGTGGTTATAATGATGATTTAGTAATGAGTTTTGGTATGGGAATGTATTTAAGAGATACATCTTTAAAATTCCAACAACAATCTCAAGACATGACTCGCGCCGCCCTTGGAAATATGAAAAAATCTACATATATTGGCGGGTATAGTTCAAACCAAATACAAAATCCATATAGTATCCAAACAGATCATGGACATGAGGACATTAGCTGGTTACTATAATATTTATAATATATAAAAAATAAAAATGGCTGATAAAAGTTTATTTACCCGATTACAAAGACTGTTTTCAACAGATGTAATCATTCGTAATCAGGGTGGCAATGAGTTAAAAGTAATGGATGTTGATTCAATTCAACGTTCAGGAGATATAGCTACAAATTCATTAATGGATAGATATAATCGTTTATACTCTCCAGCTGCTTCATCATTATTAGGAGCCCAAATTAATGTTAACTGGCAATACCTTAGAACCATGGTCTACTCAGACTATGATAATATGGATTACGATGCTATTGTAGCTTCTGCTCTTGATATCATCTCAGATGAATCTACTTTAAAAAATGATTTAGGAGAAGTATTACATATTAAATCTAGTGATGAAGATATTCAACAAATCCTTTATAACTTGTTTTATGATGTATTAAACATTGAATTTAATTTATGGTCTTGGATTCGCCAAATGTGTAAATATGGTGACTTTTTTCTTAAATTAGAAATTGCTGAAAAATATGGTGTGTATAATGTTATTCCTTATACTGCTTACCATATTGAAAGACAAGAAAATTATGATAAAGAACATCCAAATGCTGTAAGGTTTAGATATTCACCTGAAGGTATTTATGCTGGTGGTTCAGGTTATTACGGTGCTCCTAATTTAGGAACATTTAATGACAACCAACCTGGTATTTACTTTGATAATTATGAAATGGCTCACTTTAGATTGTTAACTGATGTTAACTATTTACCTTATGGTCGCTCATATTTAGAACCAGCTCGTCGTATTTTTAAACAATATGTGTTAATGGAAGATGCTATGTTAATTCATAGAATTTCTCGTAGTCCTGATCGTCGTATATTCTATATTAATGTTGGTTCTATTCCTCCAAATGAAGTAGAAAATTTCATGCAGAAAACAATTTCTACAATGAAACGTACTCCATTGATGGATCAACAAACAGGTGAGTATAACTTAAAATATAACATGCAAAACCTATTGGAAGATTTTTATATTCCAATTCGTGGTAATGATACATCAACTAAAATTGAAACTGCTCCTGGTTTACAATATGATGGTATTCAAGATGTTACTTACTTAAGAGATAAATTATTCGCTGCTTTAAAAGTACCTAAAGCATTTATGGGTTATGAAAAAGACTTAACTGGTAAAGCAACATTAGCAGCTGAAGATATTAGATTTGCTCGTACTATTAACAGAATTCAAAGAATTACCTTATCAGAATTATATAAAATTGCTTTAGTACATTTATATTCTCAAGGTTATACAGGTGAACAGTTAACTAACTTTGAGTTAGAATTAACTACTCCATCTATTATATATGATCAAGAAAAAATCGCATTATTGACTCAAAAGGTAGATTTAGCTCAAAAGATTATGGAATCTAAACTATTACCTACTGATTGGATTTATGATAACATATTCCACTTCAGTGAGGATCAATATGATGAATATAGAGATTTAATTATTGAAGACCAAAAACGTGCTTTCCGTCGTCAACAAATTCAAGAAGAAGGAAATGATCCTAAAATGACAGGTAAATCTTATGGTACACCACATGATTTAGCTTCATTATATGGTAAAGGTAGAATGTATACTGAACCAGATAATGTACCTGTAGGATATGGAGATGATTTAAAATTAGGTCGTCCAACAGAAAATCCAACTAACAGAAACACACAAGATAGTCCATTTGGTAAAGATAGATTAGGTAATGCTGGAATGAAAGATGCTGATAATGAAAATGAGAATGGTGGAATTAGACCTAATTATAAAGGAGGATCTCCATTATCTTTAGAAGCAAAACAAGTATACTTAAAAAACAAAACATTAATTGAGGGTTTAGTTAAAAAAGTAGCTGTAGAAAAAGATAACATTGAAGACTCATTGTTAGATGAAAATAAGTTAAAGGAATAAGAATCTTTATATATTTATAACAAAATCTTGGAGAATGAATATTAAACATTCCAAATATAAAAACACGGGAATCCTATTTGAACTCTTGGTAAGGCAAATTACCTCAGATACTTTATCTGGTAAAGATTCAAAAGCAACAAATATATTAAAAAAATATTTTGTAAAAACTGAATTGGGTAGAGAATACAAATTGTATGAAACTTTAACCAAATATAAAAACTTAACTGAGGGTAAAGCTGAAGTAGTAATTAATTCAGTGATTGAAACTTCTAAAGGATTAAATAGAGGAGCTTTAAAAAGACAAAAATATAATTTAATTCAAGAGATTTCTAAACATTATAATTTAGAAGAATTCTTTAAAACTAAATTACCTAATTATAAGACTCATGCTGCTTTATATACATTAATTGAAGTATATAACAGTGAAAATTTATCAAATCCTGATCAACTTATAACCAATAAAATAGCTATTTTAGAAAGTCTAACAACTAAAGAAGTTAATAAAAAGAAAGTTGAAGATGATTTAATGGTTGAATTCCAATCTTATGATAAAGATTTACGTATTTTAACTTACAAAGTAATGTTAGAAAAATTTAATGGTAAGTACGCTACATTAAATGATAATCAAAAAACAGTATTAAAAGAATTCATTAATTCAGTTGACTCAACCCCAAAATTAAGAGAATTTTATAATATTAAAATCCAAGAAATTAAAAATGAATTAACTGTAATAAGCAAAAAAGTTAATGACAAAGTTGTAAAAATTAAATTAAATGAAGTAGCTAAAATATTATCACCATTAGGTAAAACATCAAATGTTGGTAATGATGATTTAGTTAACTTATTACAATACTATGAACTTTTAGAAGAACTTACTAAAACAAATGGGTAAATTCAAATATAAAGTAAAACAAGTATCAGAAGAATCAACTATTTCTTCTAACTCTTTCTTTACATCAGGAGGAGAAGGAGAAAACCATACAGGCCCATCACCAAGAAAATCAACATATGGGGCCTATACACAGGCTGGATATAAAAAAGTAAATGAAGGTCCAGGAGCAACTATGGGCCCTGGAGCACCAGCTGGTCCAACAGGTGTAACAAAAAATAAATATGTAACTGATTTTAAATATAAATTAGTTAACCAAAAAGCTTTAAATAAAAAGGCTAAAGGTATTATTGTTAAACCACTTTGGGAAGGAAATACT